CGCAACCCCCTGCAAGCCCCTGACGGCGCTTGTGCCTGCACGCGACCCCGCACTGGGCACCGATGGCCGCCGCCGGTGGGGGTGGCGCGCCGCAACCCCTGCAGCCGTGCCGGTTTCCGCCCCCCCGAACCCCACGGATTGCGCGACCGCAGACGGGCGGGCTGGTGCGGGCCACGCCATATGTGTTTCCAGTTTTTTGGAAGTGTTTGTGGTAGGGTGCCTGTGTGGCTGTCCGGGTTTGTGAGTGGTGCGGGTCGGAGTTTGTGGGTGCCCCGCAGGCGAGGTTTTGTTCGGATGCGCATCGGAAGGCTGCGGCCAGGGTGTTGAAGTCGGACTTTTCTGTTGTTGGGGAGAAGTCGGACAGGGAGAAGTCGGACATTTCGTTGGCGGGGGAGATGTCGGACAGGCATCGGGCGGATTTGGGTTGGGGGGTTGTGGAGCGGTTTGCGGTGGATGGGTCGGTGGTGGTTGAAGCGTTGGGCCCGGCTGGGTTGTCGTGGGTGGCGTTCCCGGTGCAGGTGGGTGGGGATTTGGTGCCGGAGGTGGTTGTGCCTGTTTTCGGTGGGCGGGTGAAGGATTCGAAGCGGGGGGCGTAACAGGTTTCGGCGATAGGCGTTGGGTGAGGCTTCTGGTTGTTTTGTTGTTGGTGTGGGTGCTGGTTGGTTGGCGTCCTGGTTCGTCGGTGGCGTCTCCTGACGGGGTGTGTTTCGCGTTTGCGGCGGGGTGGAATGTTGTGGCGGCGAAGCGGGGGGTTCCGTTGCGGATCCTTGAGGCGGATGGTCGGGCGCGCGGGGAGTTGTTGTCTGCGTGCCGGTTCCTGGTGGCTAATGTTGTTAGTGGGCGTGCTGGGTGCTACGGGGTGCTGGTGGATACGTCGTTGCGGCAGTGGTCGCGGTTCGTTTTTTTGCCTTCGTGCCGGTTCGCTTTCAGGGCGTAAAAAAAGAGCCCCTTGCGGGGCTCTCGTTGGTGGTGCGTAACGGTGTTACGTGGTGAGGGCGAGTTCGGGTTCTTTCTTTCCGGTGGGCTGGTTTCGCCGTTCCCGGATGAGTTTCACCCATTCGGTTTCGAGCGGCAGGTATTCGCCTTGGCTGACCCAGCGTTCGTTCACCCATTTGTTGATGTCGAACCCGAGGTTCCACGCGTTGCCCCGGTTGACCGGGGTTTCGTTGGAGTCGAGCACGTGCAGGTATGTGCTCCCGAGGATGTCGGTGGGGAACATTTCCTGGTAGATCTGCCCGAGCACGCAGTCGCAGCCGCACGCGAGCTGGAGCGTGTCGAGGTCGATCCGGTTGTGCCAGCCGGGGTTGTGTTCGTCCAGGACGGCGGCCCCAGCTTGGACGCGTTGTTTCTCGTTGTTGTTCACGTTCCCTCCTATCTGGTTGCGTAACATGTTACGGGTGGGTGCAGCCTTGTTGCAGGTACCCGGTGTTCGGTTTCCACCCTGGCGGGCAGCGTTGCGTTGTTGGGCCTGATTCGGCGGCCAGTATGAATGCGGCGGCGAGGAACGCCAGGAGACAGAGGATGATTAGGACGAGGCAGCCGTCGATTTCTCTCACGTGAACGCCCCTGATGCGAGCTGGTCGGCGCGCTCAAGTTGCTCGTCGAGCGTCCAGCCTTGCTTTCGTGCGTGACGAAGCCACATCCGTGTCCCTTCCCGGTCGTAGACGGTGCGGAGCGCCCGGTGGAGACGCCACCGTTTCCGTATGTTGCCGCTCATTCGTCTACCGCCCCGGCCGCGCCGCTCGGCGGCGGTGTAACGTCAGAAAGAGCAGCGCCGACGGCCTCACCGGCTTTCCTGAGCGCGACTCGCAGCCCAGAACCTACCTCGGGCGCTCTGGCCGGTCTGTTGAAGTTCTCGCGCTCGACGCTGCGTATCAGACGGCGTGTAGCTTCGATCAGTTCATCTCGCGCTGCTTCGACTCGTTCAAGCCGCGCCCGCAACGCAAGGACTTCCTCAGTCGTGAACATGCCGGTCATTCGTCCCCCAACCGATCCAGGATGTCGCGGTTCTCCTCGATCAGGCGCGGGAGTCGCTGCTCGAACGTCTCGTCTACCGCCCCGGCCGAGCGGCGTACCGTTACACGTCCGAACTTGCCGTAGCCCCTCTCGGGTGTGTAGCGCCGCCACGCCATCCAGGTTTGGAAACGAGCGACCTGCGAAAAGCGCCAGCCGCCGCTTAGCCGCCACCACAACCTGCGCGCCGTGCCGCTCATTCGTCTACCGCCCCGGCCGCTTCGAGCGCACGCATCCCCTCATCGACCGCGACCCCAGCGGCCTCCACATCGCCGCGAGCCAGACAAGCCTGCGCGAGCCGTAACGCCTCGGCGAGTTGCATCACCAGCATCGCGGCAGCCCACATTTCATAATCGCCAGATGCGCCGCTCATTCGTCTACCGCCTCAAACTGCTGGCAGCCCTGATGCTCGAACGTCAACAATCCCGCCCGATGCGAAGCCGGATTCACGCAAACGAGCCAGTCCGCCGCGTGGTCTTCGAGCCACGCCGCGAACCGGCAGCCGTGAGAGCAATCCGGGTACGACTGCGCCGGGTCAGCCCACCGTTTAACGTTACCCCCGTAGTCTGAGTAATCGCCCGGTAGGCGCGGAAGGATGGCGCGAAGCTGCTCGGACGTGACGCTCGTGCCGCTCATTCGCTCGGCGGCGGTGTAACGTCAGAGAGAGCAGCGGCGAGCACATCGCGAATCTGCTTGAACGCAGGGGAGGCGAACTGATCGCGACGAAGCGAAGCGCGCGACTTCATGGCGATGTGGTGCGCTTCCCTCGCCGCTGCTTCTACTCGTTCAAGCCGCGCCGCCTGCCTGCTAACGACTACGCCGTCCTCGCGGATCACGCGTCTCATTTCTTCCCGCGCTTCGTCGCGTTCTTGTATGGCTACGTCCCGCTCGGCACGAAGCTCAGCGAACTGGACTTCCAGACGGTCGGCCCGCGTCCGTTCAGCGGCAGCCCGCGAATCCGCCTGCGCTGCTTCCCGCCGTGCTATGTCTCGTTCAGCGGTGAGCCGCATCATCGAATCGCTCGCCTCCCGCAGTTGCGCCAGCCGCTCGAAAGACTCCCGCCGCGCTGTGTCGCGGGCTTCGACAAGACGCCCGAGCGCGGCCAGCCCGAGCGCAGCAAGCTCCTGACCCTCATCCAGCGCGAGCGACTGTTCTACGCTGCATCCTTCCTCGGCGAAGTCCTCGGCGCGGCCGTCGAGGACGCCCTTTAGCATCCACAGCGCTTCCTGCACGATCTCTTGGTCTGTGCGCTTGTCGCTCATTCGAACTCCGATTCGTTGTCTTTCAACCAGGCGGCGCACACCTCAACATGGTATTCCTCGCCGTCCGCCCCCTCAAAACTCATGATCCACCCGTCCACGATGTTCCCTGACTCCGTCAACGGGGACGGGTCCAGCCCGGCCCGTTTCAACGCGACCCGCAACTGGATCGCCGCCACCCTCGCCCTCCTGGACGCCGTAACCATGTTACGCCCCTTTCACCTAGTTATGAGCAGCTGACGAGTTCCGCCCCGTTAAAGGGACGGTAAAACACGTTCACGCGGTACTTCTCCCGGATCGCCCCCCCCAGGAAGTTGGCGAGGTTCCGCCTGTCGAACGTTGAGAGCCCGACGATCTCCAGGTCTCCGTGCGGTTCCGCGAACTGGGCCCGGTACCCGTGGTCGTGCTCAACGCAGTTCCCCCAGATCCTTGCGCCCCCGATCACCAGCCAGCCCGTATGCTTTCTGTGCATCCAGTCCGTGAGCCGATACCTGTTTTCTCGCACCCGGGCTTCGTTCTTGAACACCCAGAACCCGCACCCGCAATCCTCGTGCGGGGAAACATGCCCTGACGGCGCCCTGACCGGGTCGGGCATCCTTATCTCGACTTGCTTGCCCCTCTCCCTGTCCCGGTTCAACCGGAGCCACGTTCTCTCCTTGTACCGGTAAATCCTGCTTGCGCTAGGGGAGCCGTACGCGCATGTCGCGGCGTGCTCCCCGCCAGCCCAGATGTGCGGCCACGTGATCGACCTCAACACCCCGGACGTGTCAACGCACCATGCGCGCCACACGTCCACCGGCTCCTCCAGAAACACTTTCTCGTTGAAAAGCTCGTGCCGATCCGAAATCAGCGCCCACATCGTTTCCGTGTAGTAGTAGCTGGGCGGCAACTTGATTCTGCCCACAACAACACCTCCCTTGGAGAAATGAAAAGGAACGGGGGATTTGTGGCAGCCCTCCCCCGGGGCCCCCGTCAGGACAAGGGAGCGGCCGAGCGAACGCTCAACCCTGTCCGGCCACAACTACCGGTCGCGCCGCTCCACGATCAAAACCACTTCCGCTCGCCGCCTCGGCAGCAGAAGCCGCAACGGCAACGTGAACAGCCATCCCATCAGCAGGAACGGCCCGAACAGCAGCGTGCCGAAAAACCCCAGACTGAACCCGGTGTTCGAGCCGGTCCTGTAATACGAGTTCACACCGTCACCTTCTCCCGCATCCCTTCGAGCACGAACCGCATCACGGACAGCATGTTGTCCCGCGACTCCTCCGTGTCCCCCTGCTCCGTTACCGCCTCGATGCTCACCATGTACTCGACAGCCGCCTTGTGGGCGTCGTAATCCTCGTCGCCGTAATCCTCGTCGAAATACTCGTCGTAGTCCCCTCTGAGTGCCCGGCGCTGCGTTTCCAGGTTCAGCTTCTGCATCACCGACCAGTACGCGAACAGCTTCTCGTCCCCGGCCGGGGCGCCGATCGCGCACTCATGGGTCCCGCCGTACGCGAACTGCCTCTCCCCCTGTCCTCCGCCCCTCTCCGGGGTTGCGTCGATCTTGCGTCCGCTGACCTGCCACAACGCCTGCTCGATCCCCCCGATCGCGCACGCCGCCACCACGTCTCTCCCCGGGACCGCTTGAGCGAGGTCCTCAAGGTCGCCTTTCCCCAGGTACAGGTTCGGGTTGTACCTGGTTTCGTCCTCCTCGAACCAGTCGATCGCTTCCGCCAGAATCTTGATTTCCAGGTTGTTGTCCACAGCTTTCCCCTTTCTTGAGTAACAGTGTTACGCCCAGGTGATGATGCGGAACCGGTTGTCCAGGATCGGCTCCAACACCGGTTTCACGTCCTCCCATTTCAGGCGGCCGTTCCCGCACCCCGGGCGTGGAATGATGACGTTGCGCATGAACGAGGAGATGTCGGCCATCTCCACGAGTTTCAACGCCGACGTTTTGATCAGTTCCGGGTCGGCGTGCTCCCGCCAATGGTGTTTCACCGGGAACGACAGCACTGCCCGGTTGTTCCACGACCCCAGGTAATGCACCTTGTTCCCGGATGCGTCCAGCATCCGTCCCAGGGTCGCTGTTACGTTCGGCATCCTTTCCGTGGCCTCACGGGCGCACCCGGCGCCCATCACCGCGCACCCGTCGGCTTTCACGAACCCGTTCGTGGTGATGCAGATAGCGTCGGCGGGCTCGTACTCCCACAGGTCACCTGTCACCTCAAACATCGAACTCCTCGATCGTGACGTACACCCATGCTTCCACCCAGGCGGCGCACGTTCTCCCGCTCTCCTCGTCGGCCACCAGGCTGACCTCGGCGTCCTCGTCGATGTCCAGATCGTCGCTCACCCATTCACGGGTCGCCAGCTTCCGCCAATCCTCCTCCGTGATCCGGTCGGTTGTCTTCTCCTTCTTCATTGTGACCTCCGTAACTAGTTACGCGAAAGGTTCGGGTGGTTTTGTTTCCTCGGCCCACAACCCCGGTCGCCTGTCGCGGGCTCTCCCCGCGCACCATCCACCACCCTCACTATTAGTATATACGCTATAAGGGGGGTATTTCAAGTGGTACATTTTTCAGGTGGCCCGCACCATCCGGTTCCAAGGCGCCCCCCTGTACCCGAAACAGCGCGCCGCGATCTACGACGAAGCCAGGATCAGCTGCATTGAGGCGTCAACCAAAGCCGGGAAAACGGTCGGCTGCCTAGCCTGGATCATCGAAACCTCCCTCAAAGGCAAAAGCGGCTGGAACTACTGGTGGGTCGCACCCGTGTTCGGGCAAGCGGAGATCGCGTTCCGGCGCTGCTGGAACATGCTCGCCCCCATCAGGCCGATGTGTAAACGGAACCAGTCGAGCATGTACATCACCATGCCGAACGGCACCCGCATCTGGTTCAAATCCGGAGAAAGACCGGACGACCTCTACGGCGAGGACGTGTACGGGGCCGTCCTCGACGAGGCGTCACGCATGCGTGAGGAGTCATGGCACGCCGTCCGTTCCACCCTCACCTACACCAGGGGCCCCGTCCGCATCATCGGGAACGTCCGTGGCCGCAAAAACTGGTTTTACAAGATCAGCAGGCTCGCGGAGTCCGGTGCTGACGACATGGCGTTCCACCGCCTCACCGCTTTCGACGCTGTCACAGCCGGTGTTCTCGACGGCAGCGAGATCGAATCGGCCAGGCGCGACTTCAACCGCCTCGGCCAGGACGAAGTGTTCCGGCAGCTGTACATGGCCGAAGCCCTCGACGACGGCACCAACCCGTTCGGGCTCGCAGCGATCGCCGCCTGCTGCGAAGGAATCAACGTTTACAGCGACGAGCAGCCGATCGCGGCCGGTGTGGACCTCGCCGGGCGCGGGGCCATCAACATCGAGAAAGTCGGGGACGCCGAATCGAGAGACTGGACAGCCCTCGTGTGTCTCGACAGGAAGGGGAACGCCACATGGGTCGATCGGTTCCGCAAGCCTCACCGCGAAACCACCACCGAAATCGTGCGTCGCGTCAAACGCACCATGTGTCTCATCGACAGCACCGGTACTGGGGACGCGATCGTCGAAGACCTCCAACGCCGCGGCGACATGCGCGTCCTCGGCTACACGTTCACGGACCGCACCAGGCAGGACCTGCTGGAAGGACTGGCGCTCGCCATCCAGGAGGGCAGCATTCGTTTCCCGGACGTGAAAACCAGCGACGGCAAAGGCTCGCTCCGGGACGAGCTTGAGTCGTTCGAGTTCACCTACTCGATCAAAGGTGTCCGCTACGAGGTCCCGACCGGCTCGGACGACCTCGCGATGGCTTTGGCGCTCGCGGTGAAACGGATGCCGTGGAAGCGCACCGCCCAGTTCAAACCGGTGGCGCTCCCGAACCCGGACGGCAGCCCCTGGAACGACGACCCCGAGGGGGCGGAAGCGTGGCGGCTGCATCAGAGAACGAAAAACCCGGTGCTTTCAGAGCAGAAAGACCCGAACGCCCCCCAACCGGCGATCCCGACCCTGATCAGCGGCGGCGGCGGCGTCCCGAACAGATGGGGGCACGCAGGGTGATCATCGTCACGTGCACCACTCCCGGCTCCATCACGCCGGAAACCGAGAAAGCGATCGAGGAGCACTGGACGTCGTGGGGGAACGACTGGAACGTCTACTACATCAACAAAGGGTACCCGCAGCACTACGGGGAAATCCTTGCCCACTACTGGGAGAAAGGCGAGGACTTCTGCGTTGTTGAGCCCGACATCGTGATCCGCGAGGACGTCGCCGACGCCCTCCACGGTTGCAGCTGCACGTACGGATGCTTCCCGTACGCGTGGGGAACCCATATCGGGCCCGCGCTCGGCTGCACCTGGTTCCGCTCCCAGTTCCTCGCCGAGCACCCGAACGCGATGAAAGACTCCATGCACGTCGGGTGGCGGCAGCTGGACGTGGTATTAATGCGCCACGTTCTTGCCAGGAACGGAATCCAGCCTCACATCCACAACCCCCAGGTCGAGCATCTGAACCCATTGAAACAGGCTGTTGAGAACGCGATCGTGCTTGACCGGGTCCCCGAACGGTGAACGAGGGCATCACGATCATCGTCCCTACCGTCGGTCGGGACACCCTCCAGCAGACACTTGAGTCGTTCGCGGGGGACGTGACGGCCGCCGACGACGTGTTCGTCATCCATGACGGGCCCCAGGAGAACGACCAGCCGGGGGCGTGGGTGCGGCTGTACGCCCGCCAGTCAGCCGGGGACTGGTTTTTCCTGCAAAGGGACAAACGGCAAGGACGGTTCGGGCACCCGAACCGCAACCACATCCTCGAAAACCACGTGTCCACCACCCATGTGTGGACGATCGACGACGACGACGTCGCGGCGCCAGGGGCGCTCGGGAAGCTCAGGGAGCACATGCATGAGCCGTGGTGCATCTTCCAGATGTGGTTCGGGGAGAACAGCCCCCACCCCGGTGTGACGCTGCCGTACACACGCAAGATCACGTACGGGAACCTCGGCACCCCCATGATTTTCGCCCCCTGGACGAAAGCAAGGTTCGGGCACCACTACTCAGGGGATTTCGACTACGCGAAAGGGTTGCACGCCGAACTTGGCGACCCGGTGTGGGTCGATGAGCCGATAGCGATCATCCGCCCATGAGTCCCCTAGCGCACGGCGGCAAATGGCAGCCGCAACCGAAATACCGCTACGTTTTCAAGCTTGCCGACGGTTCCGTGCACCACCTGGACCCGCGCGACGCGAAACGCGTGGTTGAGAAAAGGTTCCATCTCCCGGAGGTGTGCTGGGAAGTGAGGATCAACGGGATCTTCCGCACCCTGTGGCCGGAAGACATCCTGATGTGGGAGCAGGAGCAGGTGTGAACGAGGTTCTGGAAGCGATCTTCCTTCACCGCTACCACCCGAAACCGGGGGACGTGATCGTTGAACTCGGCGCCTCCGACGGATCGGAAACCATGGACCTCGCCGAGATGGTCGCCCCGGACGGCCTCGTTTTCGCCGTTGAGGCCGCCTCCCACCTTTGCGGCAACATCATCAGGAGGGACCACCCGAACATCACGACCGCGATCGCTTTCGTCGATGACGGCACGCACGGGGTGCTCCTGGACCAGCTCACCGCCCACATCCCCCGCATCGACCTGCTTAAGTGCAACATCGAAGGGTCGGAAGCCGCTGTTTTCCCGACAAGCCCGGTGACGCTCGCGAAAACCAGCAACGTCGTTGTTTCCTGCCACGACTTCGTTGACGTCAACACCCACGATGTTGTGCTCGCCGCCCTTGAGGAGGCCGGGTTCACCGTCACCCACCACGACAACCCGCTCATCATCAATGACGGCCACCAGGGTCGCTGCATCTCGAACTACCTGTACGCCAGCAAATGAGCAGCTTCTTCCACGTGATGTTCCACTGGCCCGACGGCGGGATCTACTCGAACATTCTCGCTTCCGTCATGGTTGGTGTGGCCCTCTACTTCTGGAAGGGACGCAAATGGCTTCGGAACATGGAGGCGCACCACCGGAAAATCCACGAGCTACACGAGAGGATGCTCAGTGATACACGCGATCGTGTTCAGCAAGAACCGGGCGGCCCAGCTGGACCTTCTGCTGAGAAGCCTTGAGAAGCGCGCCACCGACCTTTTCGATGAGATCACCGTTCTTTACCGCTCAACGAACCACGATTACCTTCAGGGGTACGCGCGCTGCTTCCGGGATCACCCCACTGTTCGCCTCCACTACGAGCACTCGTTCCAATCCCAGCTCGGCGACATCCTCGACAAGAGCGAACACAAGTACGTTTCGTTCCTTTGCGACGACGATGTCGTCAGCCGCAACCTGGTTGAGCCGGTCAAACCGTGGGAGCCGCTCGAAGCGCTCCCCGAGGTTCTCTGCTTTTCGCTCCGGTTGGGGCTCAACACTACTGAGTGCTACCCGTTGCGGAGGTCGCAGCGCGTTCCTTCGTTCCAGAACAAAGCCGTTGCATCCCTGTTCTGGTCGTGGCCAGCGGCGGACGGGGACTGGGGGTACCCGGGGTCGGTGGACGGGCACGTGTTTCGGCGGTACCAGGTGATCGAGATGCTCTCAGGTGTGGACTACACCGGGCCGAACAGGTTCGAGGAAGCACTCACGAACAGGTGTTTCGGTAGGGATGATAGGCAGGCGCTGATGTGCTGCTACCGGAGGAGCCTGATCACCGGGGTGCCGGTCAACCGGGTGCAGGACAAGTTCCCGAACCGCAACGGCGAGAAGCACCCCGTTTCCACCCTGGAACTCAACACCGCCTACATGGAAGGGAAAAAGTTGAAGCTGCCGAAATGTGAAGGGATCAACGCCGCCCACGTGGAACTTCCCCTGGTGATGGCATGAGGGGCGCATGGTGGGACGCGTTCGCTGAGGCCGGTGGGTTCGAGGAACTCGAAACGTGGCTTGGCGGCGTGGACCACCCCTCCCGCGTCCGGATCAGGGAGCGTGTCGCGCAATGCAACTACGAGTCCGCGCTGGACTGCGGTGCCGGGCTCGGCCTCGACTGGATCCAGTTCAGCAACATCCCCTACGAGTTCACCTACCAGGGGATCGAGCCGTCCAACGAGATGCGCGCCGCCGCCGAGAGAATGGCTGTGCGGTACGAGAAACCGGTGCCGCCGATCACGAGCGGCGCGATCGACAAGATCCCGTTCGACAACGACAAGTTCGACCTCGTCTACTGCCGCCACGTGTTCGAGCATCTGCCGCGCATCGATGTTGCTGTCAGCGAAATGGTCAGGGCTGCCCGCCTTGAGGTGATCGTGGTGTTCTTCATGCGCCCAGGGAAAGAGACGTACCTGACCAGGGAACGCGACGGCCTGTGGCAGAACTGGTGGGGCAAGGAGGCCGTGGAGGCCGAGTTCATGAAGCACGACAAAGTCGAGGTGTTTTTCTGGGAGACGCTCGGCTCCGAGTGCCTGTTCCACGCCTACTTGAAGGACGCCACGAAGGTGGATCCTCAGCGCGTGGCGGAGCGGATGGCGTGATCGAGAACCTCGTTGTTTGGGGCGGGAACGAGGGCGGCCACGACTCGCTGCGGTGGATCAACAAGGCTTTCTACGAGACGGGAAGGAAGGTGTGCCGCTCCTCGAAATGGGTGCCTGACGCCCCCGAGTCGGTGGCGACGGTTCAACCGGGGTGCGTTGTGATCGCGGAGGACCGCTGGGACCAGTTCATCCCGTTCGTGCCGGGGGTGGACTACGTGGTGCACAACTTCCGTCAGGATCACCCGGTCATGGTCAACGCAGACCCGCGTAACTTGTTACGCCTCCAGGTGTGGACTGATGACGCTTTCGGGGAGGAGTGGGCGCCGTGCCGCAAATACAGCGCCGAAGGGAGAGTTTTGTTCCAGCCGTGGGGCGCCGACCTGCTGGCGGAAGAGTTCTGCGACCCGGTGTTCAACCCCCTGTCCCGCGAAGCGGTGTTCGTCGGGGCGATCTGGTCGGACTGGAACGCAGCCGGGGAGGACATGGGTAACACGGACGCGATCGCCGACCTGGTGGCTGTGCTGCGCGAGCACGGGTTAACGTTCAGGCACCTCACCCAGGTTTCCGAGCGGGAGAACATCGAGGCTGTTCGCGGGGCCCGGCTCGCACCCGCGATCACCGGTAGATGGCAGCGCGAACACAACTACCTTCCCTGCCGTGTTTTCAAAAATGTTGCTTACGGCACGGTGGCTTTCACGAACGTTCCCGCTTTCAAAGGCTTGTTCAAGGACTCGTGGGTGAAAGGGGAGACGGTCGGGCAGCTCGTCCAGAACGCGTTGCTACTGAAACGAGGAGAGTACGAGGACCTCGTTCGCGCACAGCAGAGAGTGGTTGCGAACTACACGTACCGTGAGTCACTGGAAGCGATCGGCCGCGCCCTGGAGGCGGGGAAGTGAGAACCACCCTGGTGTGCGTTGTCACCGGGTCGATCTACGAGAAGTTCGCCGAAGATCTGTTCCGTTCCGCCCACGAGTTCTTCCACCCCACCGACGAGGTGGAATGCCTGATGCTGGAAGGGAAACCGGGGTGGCCCGCCGCGACCATGTACCGGCACCATCAGCTCGTGAAAGCGGAACCACACCTTGGCGACTACGTGTTCCTGAGCGACGCGGACATGCTGTTCGTCGGTGACGTGGGCCCGGAGATCCTGCCTCACTCCGGGTGCGCGGCCACCCTGCACCCCGGTTACGTGAACCGCACCGATTTCCCGTACGAGACCCGCGAGGGGATGTGGACGAGAGTGGCGAAAGGGTCGCGCTACTACTGCGGCGGGTTCATTGGCGGCAGGGGGGACGCGATGGTGGCGCTCTCCTCGCTGGTCTCCAGGTTCATCGACCATGACATGGAGAGCGGACGCACCCCCGTGTGGCATGACGAGTCGGCTCTGAACGCTGTGTTTGCGCACAACGCGCCGGAAGTGACTCTGTCGCCGTCGTACTGCTACCCGGAAGATGACACCTGGTACCGGACACAGTGGACGGAAGGGTATGAGCGGAAGCTGGTCGCGCTCGACAAAACGAAGGAGCAGCGCGGTGAACGTTAACGACCTGATTGACCGTGTCACCGAGCTTAACCTGAACGGGTTTCCGCGCCAGCATGTTGCGCTTGTCTGCGACACCGTCGAAGTGTTGAAGCCCGACATCATTTGTGAGTGGGGAACGAAAGACGGGAACAGCTGCAGGCTTCTTTTCGAGGCGTCTGCGCTCAGCCCCGGGTGCCGTGTTCATTCGATCGAAAATGCCAAGCTGGACGCGCCGCCCCTTCTTTCCGGGTGCGACGTTCTGCTTCACCATGGGGATGGGCCCACGATCACTCTCCGCCTCATCAAAGGGTTCAAGCGTCCCCTTATCCTCATTGATGACCACCATGTGTACCAGGACACCCTCGACAATCTCGCCACCTTTGCACTTGAAGCCCCGGGGGCTGTGCTGCTGATCCACGATGCGGGGCTTGGGCGCAGCGAGGCCAGCTATGCGATCAGGGCTTTCCTGAGAAGGGGAGGGAACTACGTGTTGAGTGAATCCACCGATGAGAGCGGGCTGGTGCGACTGTGGCCACAGTAAACCTGTACGTGGTCGGGTTCGGCAGGCCGGACCTCCTGATGGAGCAGGGCAGGCTCCTGCGGAAATACATGCGTGACGACTACGCGGTGTGCGTGGTGGACAACACCCTGGACGAGAAGCGTTACATCATGCAGACGGTCGCCGAGAGCATCGGGGCCGACTACCTGTACGTTGAGGGCCAGAAGCACGAGCACCCTGACGCCCTGAACTTCGCCGTTCAGAGAGCGAACCTCGACGAGTTCTTCGGGTTCCTCGACCACGACATTTTCCCCCGCAGGCCGGTCGAAGGGATCATCGACACGCTCAAAAAGGTTGGGTTCTACGGGATCGGCCAGTCACATGCACCTACGGGACGGCAGTACCTGTGGCCCGGCCTGTGTTTCTTCAGCCGCGCCTGGCTCGGCGACAGGAGGCTTGACTTCAACGGGATCCGCGGCGTGGACAAACGCGAGGACGGTGACTGCGGGTCGGGGAACTGGCCCCTGTTCGCTGATGAGGATTGGCGAAACATTCATGGTGTGCTCGACCACGGGTACGGCTTCCTGCGGGCCCCGGACGCGCACGGCCTGCAGAGCTTCGGTTACGAGCTTATGGGGCCGTGGATTCATTTGACGAACGCGAGCAACTGGATGGCCATCCCGAACCCGGAGGAACGCGACAGGCTCGCCCGGGAGCTTGTGGAGTCTCTGTGATCACCGTGTTCATCGGGACGTTCAACCGTCTCGACACCCTGGAACGCACCATTGGGTCGTACCGGCGGTTCGGCGACTACGAGCTGGTGATCGTCGATAACGGCTCCTGGCATCCCGACTGCGTGCGGCTGCTGGCGGAGATCGAGAAGCTCCCGGAGGTCGCGAAGATCTACTCGCTCCCCGCCTCCATGGACATGAACGACCTGTCGAACAACTTCGTGACCGCGATCGACGATTGGAGGTCGCAAACGAAAAGCAAATGGTTCGCCGTGTCTGAGGCGGATGTGAGTTTCGACGGCGCCGACCAGGGGGCGCTGGACGCCTACGTAGCGCTCGCGGAGGAGACAGGAAGGGCTGTTGGCCCGCATCTGTGCGTCGATGACATCCCGCATGGCTACCCGCTTCGAAACAGGGTTCTCTCCTGCGAATCCCGTCTCCTGTACCGAGAAAGCATGACTCAGTGTCTCGGGATCTACTACTCCCCCTGGCAGATCGACACCACCTTCCATTTGTTCCCCAGGCACCAGTCGTTCAGGAGGCTGCACATGGACACGGTGCGCGTCGGGCCCCCGTACGCGGCGAAACATCTCGACTGGTACCTGGACATCCACAACCCCACCGATGAGAACCGGATCTACATTCACCGGGTTCCCGGCGTTGGCTCATGGGGGAGACAGTGGATCGCCGACTACTGGTTGTGCTTCCAGGAGAGCGGGGCGGAAGCGGCGTTCGAGCTGCTGTCGCGCTCCCCGCTGAACAAGCACGGCGATCTGTGCATCAACTCGTTCCTGCTGTCGTGGTGCTACCAGCATGGGGTCGGTTGCGAGCAGGACAGAGGCAAGTCGGTGTGGTGGTTGCACAACGCGATCCCCCGCCCCACGTTCAACGAGTACCGCGTCTACGAGGGGAACTGGGAGGAAATGATCTACGAGGATAGGTTCGAATGCTTGGGGTGGTCATGAGCATCGGTCAGGTCTTGATGACCGCGCAGGAGTACCAGATGATCAAGGAGCGCGACGAGGCTGTCCCTCATGGTGTCACGGTGTGCGTCCCGTACTTCAACGAGCCGCAGGACATGTTGGAGCGCGCGGTGCAGTCGATGCTCGACCAGACCGTGAAACCGAGGGAGATCATCCTTGTGGACGACGGTTCGGAGCAGCCGCACATCCCGGAGATCGTCGCTGGGCACGACGAGACCATCAGCTCGGTGCGCGTCACGAACCGCGGGCTCCCGGCGGCACGGAACACCGCGCTGATGCGCGCCCGCGGCGAGTTCTTCGTCCCGTTGGACTCCGACGACTGGGTGGAACCCACCTACCTTGAACACACCCTGGCGTGCATCGGTGACGCGCAAGTTTGCATCGTCGGGTTGAGCGAACGAGGGGAGGCGCCCAGGAACCGTGAGTACATGCCGGGCTTCGACCAGGACCCGAACGACGTCACCGAGAAGGTGCTGTGGAACTACAACAGGTTCTTCTACTGCGCCCTGTTCCGCACCCAGCTGCTGAAAGACATCGGCGGTTACCATCCGGCGATGGCTGGGTGGCCCGGCGTGAACGGCGGCTACGAGGACTGGGACGTGTGGATCGACCTTCGCCGCCGCGGAGTGAAAATCGCTGCGTGCAGGGAGATCCTGTTGAACTACACCACGAAACCGGAGAGCATGCTGTTGAAAGCGGAGCGCAACAGGGCGCAGCTGGTCGATGAAATGCGCCGACACCACGGCTGCAGATGAAGACACTAGAGGAGCGGTTCTCTTCTAAGTTCTCAAAAGAGGAGGGCTGTTGGGTTTGGACGGCGGCGACCAGGAACGGGTATGGAACCATTGGGGTGGTTGAGGATGGTAGGTGGAGGATGGATATTGCGCATCGGGTCGCCTACCGATTGTGGGTTGGAGAAATACCGTTCGGGCTTGAGATAGATCATTTATGCCGTAATCGTTTGTGTGTGAACCCACAACATCTAGAGGCTGTTTCGAGATTAGAGAACGTTAGAAGGACGATGATTGATTTCTGCAAGAGGGGTCACCCAATGTCTGGAGACAACCTGATGTTCGATCCCGAGGGAAGGCGCAGGTGCCGTTCATGTGTTCGAGAGCTGTCTCGCGAGAGACGCCGTTCCCGGCGATAGTCAGAAGTCGTGATTATCGCCGAAACCAACGGGCACACCCCAACGATTAAGCATTTCCGCGGGGATTTCGGCCCTCGCGACCCGATCGTTCTGAGCAAGGCGGCGTCCCCGCAGACGCTCGGTTACGGCTCGAACATCTATGAGGAGTACGGTCGCTCCGGTTTGCGCCACTGGGGCGGCTTCGTGTTCGAGGAGTGGCTCACCCAGCTGCAGCAGGGCCGCCGCGCCGCCGAGGTGTTCCGTGAGATGGGCGATCAGGACCCGATCATCGGGGCGATCCTGTACGCGATCCAGATGCTTATGCGCCGTGTCACCTGGTGGTTCGACGATCAGGACACACCGGGCGCGAAGTGGATGGACGACGTGATCAACGACATGCAGTTCTCGTGGCCGGACACGATCACGGAGTGGATGAGTTTCCTCCAGTACGGGTACAGCTGGAACGAGATCTGCTACAAGCGCCGCGAGGGCCCGTCCCGCAACCCGGCCGTGAACAGCAAGTTCAACGACGGGGCTGTCGGGCTGTCGAAGATGCCTTTGCGCGCCCAGGATTCACTGTGGAAGTGGGTGTTCGACGACACCGGCGACATCATGGGGATGATCCAGAACCCGCCGCCGGACTACCTGCTGCGGTTCATCCCGAGGGAGAAAGCCCTGCATTTGCGTACCACGATTTTCAAGGACAACCCGGAGGGGCGCAGCATTCTGAGGAACGCGTACCGCTCCTGGTGGTTCGTGAAGAACATCCAGCAGATCGAGGCGATCGGGATCGAGCGCGACCTCGCCGGGCTCCCAGTGCTGATCCCGCCGGAGGGCGTGGACATCTGGGATCTCCAGGACCCGGCGATGGCCTCAATGTTCGCGCAGGCGAAGAACGTGGTGTCTTCGATCCGCAGGGACGAGCAGGAGGGCGTGATTCTCCCGTTCGGCTGGGAGCTTGTCCTGATGGCTTCGGCGGGTTCCCGCCAGTTCGACACCACCCAGGTGATCACCAGGTACGAGACACGGATGGCGATGAGCACCCTTTCGGACGTGGTGATGATGGGTCAGGACAAGGTCGGTTCGTACGCGCTCGCGATCACGAAAAAAGACCTGTTGCAGGTCGGGATCGGCGCGTTCCTGGACATCATGAGCGAGGGTTTCAACACGCAGGTGACGCCCAGGCTGTGGGAGCTGAACGGCCGCAAGGACGAGATGCCGAAGCTGTGCCACTCGAACCCGGAGACGATCGACCTCGACACCCTCGGTAACTTCATCAACAACATCGGTAGGGCCGGTGCCCCGATCGACTGGTCTACCGCCCTGCCGTGGGTGAACGAGCAGGCGGGGCTCCCGGCGGTCAGCAAAGGTCATGATTTCACTCCGCGCCAGATGCAGGGAAATCCTGCCGGGACTGACGCTCCGCCCGCCGGTTCGAAGGGCGAAAAAGGAAAGTCGGCGTCGTAACTTGTTACGCAAGAAGGAGATTTGATGCCTGCCAGTCCGAGAATCGTAACGATGGGAGACACCGTGTGGTCGAAGGAGGCCATGCCGGGCAACATCCTGATGCTCGACGAGAACGTGGTTCCGGTTTGGGGGCGGGCCCGCAGGCTCCCTTACGCGAACCCTGACACCACCACTGTCGAGCAGCTGATCGAGCTGTTGATCGCCTACGGTCTAATGGAGGGGGAATGAACCGCAAGATCCTCATCGCTGTTGTTGCTCTCGGCGCCCTGGTCGCAGCTTGCGCCGTTGTGTTTTGGGCGTCATCGCACCAAAGCTCGCCGCCGAAGCCGCTGCCTGTGCGCACACACAAGGATTGGGACAAGCCGCGCGACTGCTGGAAGCACCCTGACCATCACGGTCACCGTCACTGTGCAAGGTTCTAATGGCGGAGATCCCGTCCTGGGCTAACTATCGCCCCGCTGACGCCTCCGGCGTTCAGTGCTCGACGTGCGACTGGTTCAGTGACGGGAAATGCGAGATGTTCCAGAACGCCCCTGTTGACCCCGGGTACGTTTGTGACGCGTGGGGGGGCAGGATCGATAAGGATGACATGACCGCCCCCATGTACACGGCCCCTCCGCCGCCGGATCGGAGCGACACCCCGCAGGGGTTGCGTGAGCTGCTCGGCGCTATCGAACCTGACCCGATGGGATTCGTGTGGAAAGCAGGGGTGACGGCGGCCGGGTTGGCGGTGCGTGCCGCTGACACCGGCAGGGTGCTGATGATTCAACGCCACTCCGACGCGAAAGACCCGGCCGCGGGCTGCTGGGAGTTCCCGGGCGGATGCTTGAACGACGGCGAGCACCCCTATGTGGGCGCTAAACGCGAGTGGCAGGAGGAGATGGGGGTCAGGTTGCCTAGGGGCAACCATGTCGGCCAGTGGCAGTCGGGGATCTACCAGGGGTTCGTGCACGAGGTTCCGTCGGAGGCGGCCGTGAAGATCAACGGGGACCGGAAAGTGATGAACCCTGATGACCCTGACGGTGACCGGATCGAGGTTGCCGCCTGGTGGGACCCGGAGCACATGAAGCGTTCCAGGGCTGTGCGCCAGGAGCTGCACAACTCACGGGCGTGGGACAAGGTGCAGAAGTCCGGCGGCACCCTGTACCTGATCTCCCACGCGAAAACCAGGTACAACCGTCCCGGTCAGCCGCACGACATGATCCAGGGGTGGCGTGACATCCCGATCGACAACCAGGGGAAGGAGCAGGCCCGGAAGCTCGGGAAGTTCCTTGCCGGTGCTGACATCGACGAGGTGTACAGCAGCGACCTGAAACGCGCGAAACAGACAGCTGACATCGCTGCGCGCGGGGCGGGGCTCACCGTGAAAGCGGACAAGAAGTTCCGTCCGTGGCATCTCGGCTCGTTCGCCGGGCATTCGTCCGCTGACGTGATCCCGAAGCTGAAACCGTTCATGAAGGAGAAAGCCGACGAGCCGGTTGACGGTGGCGAGTCGTTCAACACGTACAAGGACAGGTTCATCCCGGCCCTGGAGGGGCTGCTGAAGCGCGCCGACGGCGGGAAGAACATCGCGTTGTTCACTCATTCACGGAACGTGGAGCTTGCCCAGGGCTGGTGCGAAGGGAAAGGGCCCCGACAGAAGATCGACACCCAGGCGATCGCCGACGACAAGATCGAGCCTGCCACGGTGTTCGAGGTCACTGACCGCAACAAGGTGAAGCCGGTGAACATCTCGAAAGCCCAGGCGCGGGCCGCCACTCTGCATCTGAGGGTGAACGGTGTTTCGAAGTCCCCGGACGGCGGGAACGTGTACCGGATGGTGACGCGCGACGGGCATTACGTGGGGCGCACGAACAGCACCCGTCTCAAAGCGAGGAAAGGCGACGTTCTGAAGATCCAGGCGAACGATTTCGCCCGTGACGCCGGGGGCGACTACCACTGGATCAACCCGAACGTGATGTCCGGGTACACGGACGCCGCCCACTCATGGAAGGAACTGGAGGCGCTCGCCGGAGGCACCCTTGAGAAAGATTTCGCTTCCGGCCCGGCCGGGCAGGCCCCAGCTGCTGGTGACTCACCGAACGGAACATCACAGATGCCGTCCGCCGGGACGCTGGCAGCGATGACACCCGCGGCCACGAGCGAGGTTCCCGCCGGTTCCGGTACCGGCCCGACTTTGCAGGCGGTGCACCGCAACAAGCCGTTGAAAGATCTGTCGGTCGCCTACCTGAACGGCCCAGTGGATGTGCGCGTCTACAAGGCCGACAGAAAAAAGCAGCTGGTGTACGGGGTGGTGTTGGAGCCGAACGCACTGGACAGCCAGGACGATTTCATGCTCCCGGACCAGGTGGAGAAGGCGGCACACACGTACATGAAGAAGGTGGTGCGCGGGAAAGCTTCCGTGTCGAAGCTGCAGCACCGAGTCCAGGGGTTTTTCAAAAACAAGCCTGGTGTGGTGCCGGTCGAGTCTTACATTGCCCCGTGCGATTTCACCCTGGACGGGGTGGAGATGGTGAAGAAAGGCACATGGGTGATGTGCGTCCACGTGGAGGACCCGGAAATCTGGAACGACGTGCTGAAGGGCGAGTACACGGGGTTCTCGATCGGCGGCACCGGGGTCAGACGCTCAATGCATGTTTCCCCGGATGTCCCTCGTGGCTACATCACAACCCAGCCGCACGGGTGGTTCAACTCGAACGGCGGCGTCGCGAAAGCGAAACCGGAAGATTTCGAGCGCTGGCGCGACCACACCTGGGAGGGTTCGTAAGAACTTTCCGATAGAGCATCCTCGAATGAGGATCTCGAATCTTTCGGATGTGGACGGGGATGAGGTTTCCCTCGTTAGACGGGCCGCGAACAGGCGGCGTTTTCTGCTGCTGAAAGGGAGCGACGAAATGGATTCAGAGCTGTCCGACATCCTTGATGTTCCCTGGGAGCGCGAAGGCGCGATGCTCGACGAGCTGCGCAAGGACGGGATCACTGACGAGACCGTCGAGAAAGCTTTCGTCACCGCGGTTCGGCTCCTGAAAGGCATCGAGGGGGAGTTTTCACCCGAGCTGGTTGAGAAGCTCGGGCGCGAAATGTACCCGACCCAGAATCCGGCGTTGAACTCGGGGAGCGTTAAGAGTCCCGGCGAGTTGTCGGGTTCGGCGAGCGGGGACGAGGAGGATTTGGACGCCACCGCGACCGATGGTGAGCTGGACGGGGAAAGCGACACCACCTACAGCCTCACGGGGTCCGCCTCGGGCGACAAGGTCGCCGCGGACAACTGGAACGACGGTGACGAGGATGATATGGGCAAGGCGGATTTCTCCGACGATGAGCGGAAAGGTCTTGCCTCACGAGGTCAGGCGCTCCCGGACGGGTCATATCCGATCCGGAACAAAAGCGACCTGTCGAACGCGATCCAGGCGTACGGACGCGCCAAGGATAAGGGCCGCGCGAAAGCGTGGATTATCCGTAGGGCTAAGGCCCTTGGGGCGACCGGGATGCTTCCGGATTCGTGGTCTGTAAGCAAGTCCGACGACGAAAAGGAGGAAACGGTGGAGTTCCGGACACCGGTTCAAAAGGAAGACGGGACATGGGACTACACCGATGTCCCGGAGGAGAGCCACTCCTTCTTCAAGATGATGATCGAGAAGGCGGAGCAGGCTGAGGCGGTCCAGAAGAGTCTGGACGAGACGAAGATCGAGCTGCGCAAGGCGCAGGACACGATCAGCGAGAAGGAGTTCGTCGCGAAAGCGGACGAGTTCGACAAGCTGGCCCCGGCGAGCAAGCTGGGCCTGGTTTTGAAGAACGCCGCGGAGTCGATGGACGCCGAGCAGTACGAGAACCTCGTGACCGTCCTGAAGGCGGCGCAGGCTCGCGTTGACACAGGCGATCTGTTCAAGGAGCTTGGGGCTCGCGCCCTGGAGGACGCGGATTCGATCGTCGCGAAGAGCGACCCGTATTCGCAGATCGAGGCTCTCGCTGATCAGATGGTCGAGAAGTCCGGCGATCTGACCCGCGAGCAAGCGATCGAGCGGGTCCTGAAAACGGAGAAGGGGAAGGAGCTGTACGCCCGGTATGAGAACGAGTACCTGGGTCAGGCAGCTCTGTCCGCTGGCTTCGGAGGGGTGAACTAAATGGCGATCGAAACCAACGTCGGTCTCGACACCACGTTCCTGGCGGCGTCAGACCTGTCAGGGAACCAGTTCTATTTCGTGTCGGTGAACTCTTCGGGGAACCTCGTCACGGCTGGCTCTGGTGTGACGGGTCCGCGCGCCCTCGGAGTCCTTCAGGACACCCCGAAGGGCACAACTTCGGCGACCGTGCGGGCCCAGGTTCGCTACGGCGGAATCTCGAAGGTGATTGCGGGCGGCACGTTCGCGATCGGCGACCTGATCTCGTCTAACACGACGGGTCAGGCCGTGAAGTACACCGCTGCCACGAACGCGACCGGTTTCGGTACCGCCTCGCAGGTTCTCGGTATCGCGGTGCTCGCCGGTGTGACCGGTGATACGTCCTCGATCATCTTCAGCCCGTCCGGGCTGTCTGAATAGCACGAAAGGGGGATGACGAATGCCTCAGCCGACTATAACCCAAGTCCATGTAAATAGGCCGCTGACGAACATCAGCACCGCCTACATGCAGGACTCGAACGACTACATCGCTGACAAGATCGCCCCTGTCGTGCCTGTGCAGAAGCAGTCCGATCTGTACTTCCGGTACACGAAGGGCGACTGGTTCCGCGATGAAGCTCAGCAGCGGGCGCCCGGCACTGAGTCTGTTGGTTCCGGTTACAACGTGACCACGGACTCGTACCAGTGCCCGGTGTACGCGCTGCACAAGATGGTGGACCCGCAGATCCGTGCGAACACGGACGACCCGCTGAACGCGGACCGTGACGCAACCCTGTGGCTCACGCACCGTCTGCTCCTGTCCCGCGAGATCCAGGTCATCAATGCTGTGATGGCGACGAGCACCTGGACTGGCTCCTCAACGGGCGCGGACATCGCTCCGTCACCGCTGTGGTCTGCCGCGAACGGGACACCGCTGGAGGACATCGAGGCTCAGATCTGGGCGGTCAAGCAGGTGACGGGTCGGTTCCCGAACCGCCTGGTGCTTGGCGCGAAGGTTTGGCAGGTCCTGAAGAACCTGGACGAGCTTGTCCAGAGGATCAAGTACACCCAGCGTGGTGTGGTCACGACCGAGCTGCTCGCGTCGCTGATCGCGCCTCCGGGTGTGACTGACTTCCAGGTGATCGTCGCTGCGGCGATCGAGAACACCGCGCTGGAGGGTGCGACGGACAGCTTCGCGTTCATCGCCCCGCTGAAGGACGCGCTGCTTCTGTACGCGGAGCCGCAGCCGGGGATCATGGTTCCGTCCTCGGTGTACATCTTCACGTGGGTTGGGCTTCTGGGGGCTGGCGCGTTCGGTTCCCGGATCAGCCAGATCCCGATGCCGTGGATGGGGATCGGTACCGTTCGTGTCGAGGGTGAGCTTGCGTTCACCACGAAGATCGTCGGTACGGATCTTGGAGCGTACTTCCACAACGCTGTTTCATAAGGAGTGAGATGAAGATCGACCTGAAGTATGTTGCGATGTCACCGATCGAAATCCAGGTGATGAACGCGGACGGTTCTCCGGTGTTCGACGAGGGTGGGAACTACGTGATGCACCGGTATGAGGTCGGGGACGAGGTTGACGTGACGGGCTGGCGTCCGTCGAAGGTCGGCAGCCTCGTCGAGTACCGGAGGTTGCTTCCGGTCGCGGCCGATACTTCAGGTACGGTCACTCCTGCACTCTCCTTCCACTCGGAGGGGTTGGCTCAGGTCAGCCCCTCCGATACCCTCGCCGTAACAAGTTACGCCGCGTTTCCGAAGCATGCTGGGGGGCCGTGGTATGAGCTGTCGAACGGTGAGAGGGTGAAAGGAAAGTTCGCCGCTGAGAAAGCGGAGGCCCTGATCGTCTAATGGCTGTCGTTGGTGCATCCATCATCATCAACGCAACCGGCCCGACGGCGATCGTTGCTCCGGCGAGCACCGCGTACTCTGTCGCGAACGCGACCGGTGCGGTTGCGGCGTACACGGTTTCGAGGAACGCAAGGTGGCGCACCTGTGTGATTAACTGCACGGGTGCGGGGCCTGTGTGGATCGGTGGCTCGGCGACGGGAGCGACAGGGACTGGTGCCACGGGGACGATGGCTGAGGTGTTCACGTTCCCGATCACGGTTCCTCTCGGGCCCGATGAGGGGTTGTACGCAACCTTGAACTCGGGCAACTCGATCGTCGGCGTAATAGTTACCGGCGCGTAGGAAGGCGGCCGGGTGACGGCCTTCGACGCTCACGCGAATCTAAGCCTCACAACGATCTCGGTTGGGCCGTCCCCGGCTGACACCGGGACAACTTTGACGCTCGCAACGGGCGGCGGCGCTCTGCAGCCGGTGCCGCCGTTCAACGCGACGATCTGGCCGCCATCGGTGGTGCCGACCCACCAGAACGCGGAGATCGTCCGTGTGACCGCGATGAGCGGCGACCAGGTGACCGCGATGACGCGCGTCCAGGAGGGCACGGCGGCGCAGCTGATCGGGGTGGGCTGGCAGTTCGCGAACACGATCACTGTCAAGGTCATCACCGACATTGAGCAGCAGGTTCAACGTGGGGCCACGGGAGCGACCGGCGCGACGGGGCCGACCGGGGCTACGGGCGCGACTGGCCTCACTGGTGCTACCGGACTCACTGGGCCCACTGGTCTCGCCGGGTCTGACGGGCTTGACGGCCTTGACGGGCGCCCCGGGCGCACCGGCCCCACTGGTCTCACCGGCATCACGGGTATCACCGGCATCACGGGTTTGACCGGCCTCACGGGGCCGACCGGTGTTACTGGGGCCACCGGTGCGACCGGTGCTACGGGGTTGACGGGTGACGCCGGGCTGGACGGCCTTGAGGGGCCGCAGGGCCCGACGGGAATCAAGGGTGCCACCGGCGCCACCGGCGCGACCGGGGCTACTGGTGCGACAGGCATCACTGGTGTCACGGGGATCACTGGTATCACTGGCCCCACTGGCGCGACCGGGGCTACCGGTGCGACCGGGGCGACGGGGCCGTCCGGTCAGGATGGCGTTGACGGCCTTGAGGGTCCCCCTGGCCCCGCTGGCGCGAAGGGGGCTACGGGAGCGACAGGGCCGACGGGAGCGACTGGTGCTACGGGCGTCACTGGCGTCACCGGCGTCACTGGTATCAGTGGTGTCACCGGACCCACGGGCTCGACCGGGCCTTCCGGCTCGGACGGTCTTGATGGTTTGGATGGTTCTCGCGGTTCGACGGGCCCGACGGGGCCTGCGGGCTCGGCTGCTTCCACCGGTGCGACTGGCCCGACCGGCCCGACGGGCGCGACGGGTCTCACTGGGGCAACCGGCCCTTCGGGTCAGGACGGTCTTGACGGGCTGGAGGGCCCTCCTGGGCCGACGGGTTCCAGGGGGCAAACAGGGCCGACAGGGCCGACCGGGATCACGGGCATCACCGGTGTCACTGGCCCGTCCGGCCAGGACGGTTTGGATGGTTTGGAGGGGCCACCCGGCCCGACCGGCCTGCGAGGGCAAACAGGTCCGACCGGCATTACGGGGATCACTGGCATTACGGGGATCACCGGTGTCACCGGTGTCACGGGCCCGACTGGTGTAACAGGGCCTTCCGGGCAGGACGGACTGGATGGTCTGGACGGCAACCGTGGAACGACGGGGCCGACCGGGCCTGCTGGTAGCGCCGCTTCCACGGGCGCGACGGGACCCAGCGGGTCCGATGGTTTGGACGGCCTTGATGGTGCGAAGGGTTCGACTGGGCCGACGGGCGCAACAGGCCCGACCGGTGTAACCGGGATCACTGGTGTCACGGGCCCGACCGGACCCACGGGTGCTACCGGGGCGTCAGGGGACGCTGGTCTTGACGGGCTGGAAGGGCCTCCTGGCCCGACTGGTTCTCGTGGCGCGACAGGCCCGACCGGCATCACTGGTGTCACTGGCGTAACTGGCATCACTGGAATCACCGGCGTAACCGGGCCCTCCGGACAGGATGGCCTGGACGGTCTTGAGGGGCCCCCTGGGCCTACTGGTTCTCGCGGTGCCACTGGCCCCACCGGCCTTACCGGAATCACCGGAGTTACGGGGATCACAGGTGTGACCGGCGCTACAGGGCCGACAGGCGCCACTGGGCCGTCCGGCGACGCGGGCTTGGACGGCCTTGAGGGGCCTCCAGGCCCGACGGGTGCTCGCGGCGCTACTGGCCCGACGGGCGTCACCGGTGTCACGGGCATCACGGGTCTCACCGGCCCGACCGGTGCTACTGGCCCGACGGGCGCTACAGGGCTGACCGGCCCGACGGGGGCGGATGGTCTTGACGGTCTCGATGGTGCACCTGGGCGCACTGGCCCGACCGGGGCGGGCGCTACCGGCCCGACGGGGCCGACCGGCGATAGTGGTACAGGTACCAACTCTCTGATGTACGCCGTTTTCTTTGGAGGTGCCGCATGACAGACGCTCTAAGCAGGATCGTTGGGCCGACGAACACGACCGGGACCGTGTTCACAGGCGTGACCGGCCACACGTACACGATCAAGTACATCCGGATCGTGAATGGCACCACCGGGTCGATTTCTGTTGGGATCGGGATCGGCGGTACCGGAGCAGCGAACCAGATTCTCCCTCCTACAGCAATCGGGGCGGGTGAATCGGCGGAGTTCGATGGGGTGCTTACCGTCGCCGGTGCGACCGGTGCAACGGGGGCGGACACGATTCAGATGACCTCGGGTTCCTCCGGGGCAACGATCACGATTTCGGCGATGGATCAGTCGTGAGTTGGAAGTTCTATAACCAGTACGGCGCTCTGAAGATCACTCGGATGCTGCCGCTGTCGTATGTGGCGTTCGGAACCTTTGGTGGATACGTTATCCCATATAACAGCGGCGTTCATTACGCGTCGGTGGTCCTGACCTGGGACTTCATTGATGATGTGCAAGGAAGCGACATAACCGTTGTGAGCGGGGGGTCTACCGACATCGTTCTGAACTCGCCCGGGGTTTATTTCGCTGGATGCTGGGCGAAGCTGGTGAACCAGACCGCAATGAGTCCCAACCTTGAATGGGCGCTGATCCCTGGGTTTTCGGAGGAGCCTTCTTATCCGAACATCGAATATAATTTCGGCGGGTCGAGTCGCGTCCTCCCGACCAATACGGGCACCGCTCACGGTCCTTATTGCGATTACGTAGCCCCTTATATTTACGTGGCTCCGTCTAACGCCCCGATGACTCTGACGTGGACGATTACCGGGTGGGCCTGTACCGTCGATCAGAATCTTGATCTTGCGACCGGAATCGTTGCGTATCTCGGATGAGCTGGAAGTTCTATAACGCTACGGGGGCGATAAAGGAAGCCGGGTATCCAGGCCCGTTCGGACATACAGGTGCAACTGGCGCGACCGGGCCGACTGGTGTGACGGGGCCAAGCGGCGCGGATGGGCTGGACGGCCTGGACGGCCCCCGGGGCGCGACGGGCGCCTACGGTGGCGCGATCACGATCCCGTACACGTTCGACGCGGTGACACGGAGCAGCGCCACAGGCCCGGCGAGCGGGGCGCTGCATCTCTCCCCGTCCCTCGCCGCCCATGTGAACACAACGTTGGGGCTTGGTACGGGAGATAACCGTCTCGGGTACGGGGTGATCGTGAACGGCACCCTCTACGCGAGCAGCTTCCAGTGCGTTGATCCAGAGAACATTTTCAAATGGACCGACCCGACGAACCTCTCGTCCTACACGAGCGCATCCATCGGTACGGCCGCCGGAGCACGCTACACCATTTATGACAGCGTAAACAACTGTCTTTACTCCGGCGGAACAATCACGCAGAGCGGTGGACAGCGGAAAGCAAATATCAGGAAGATCACACCGTCGACTCTCGCGAACAGCAACTTCGTTAACGCCGTCAATGTCGGCACTTCGGGTGACTACATCGACCCCACCGGCTGCCCGATCGCCACCGACGGCACCAACATTTACATGCTAACCCGCAGCCGCGATGAGAACGCCTGGATTTACGCGTTCTCATGCACGACCGGTCTCGCGGTGGCTTCGCGGCAGCTTAGTAACAGCCAGCCGTCCAATACATCGCCCCACGCCGACGCCTCCGCGGCGCTGACCTACGACTCATCAACAAACACCCTGTTCGCTACGGGGGTGGGAGGTGCTCCAAGCACGACGGCGTGGGTGTCCGCGATCCCCACAAGCCTCGCGTCTGACACGACCGCCGACCTGTTCGGCACGTCATTCCAGCCGACAGAAACACTGGTCATCGCCAACAACTACCTCTGGATCGGCGACCAGAACGACGCCAACAACGCCAGGTTGGCCCGCGTCTCGAAGGACACCACCTCGATCACCTCTTACAACATTCCCTCAACGTCGGGGCTCGGGATCCTCGGCATCACATACGACAACCATTTCGTTTGGGCGGCACTCGACGACAACCCCCCGACTCTCCAGATCATTGATCCCGTCAGTTCAAAGGTGGTTCAGTCGCTCGCGATGCAATCGGGAGACTCGCCGGTTTACAGCCTTATCCGTTACACCGGTGGTTTGTTCGCCGCAGACACGTTCGACAACCCCGGGAACATCATTTGGATGCCGCTCCCGGTCGCGTACGAAGCGACAGACATGGATGTTTCGAAGCTTGACGCAAAAGGCGCAGACCAGTCCCTCAATCTGTCCTCGCTGACAAAGGGGCAGGTCAGGCTTGTTGCCGCAAACGACTCCTCCAGCTGGGCCACATACACCTACACCCCACCGCCCACTGATAACACGACCTGGGACGCGCTTACCGTGGCCGGAATCGCGTCCTCCTCCCCTGAGCCGTTCAGCAACAACCAACAAATCTTGTTCTCCTACACGGCCTCTGGCGTCACCGGAACAACTGGCGCAACCGGCCCGACAGGCCCGTCCGGCCCGACCGGCGATGCCGGACTCGACGGGCTTGAAGGCCCTCCCGGCCCGACCGGCGCTCGCGGCGCTCCTGGCGCCGAAAGTTTCATTTACACATATAACAACTCCTCGACCAGTGATACTGACCCTGGATCAGGGAACTTCCTGCTGAACAACGCCAGCGCAGCTTCCGCCACCTTCATTTATGTGAGCAACACCGACTACAACGGCGCGGCCGCATCATCCGACTTTGCGAATGTGAACACAAGGTTCGGGCAGGGAATGGTTCAGTTTGTTCAGTTGTACAGCCAATCTGACCCGTCGAAGGCCGCGTTCTATTACATCAAGTCGATTGTCTCTGCATCGGGTTACTACAAGTTCGGGGTCACTCGTCTTTGGGCATCAGGGACCCCCCCAACGACAGCAGGTGACGTTCAACTCTCGTTCGTGAAGGCTGGCTGGCTGACCTACCCGGTGTGGGATTTCAACACGACGACGACGATCAGCAACGTCACCTCGGGGCAAATCGCGTTCAACAATACGCTCACGGGCAGCACCACCCAGATTGGGGTTCACGGAGTCACAGCGAACCTTGGAGACTGGTCAGGCGGCCCAATAAGTGACTGGGGCGCGTCTACGAGCGCAACCAAGGGGCGCATGTTTGTATTGAATCTCGCGAAACTCTCAACGAGCTCGACGGCAATAGGTTTCGCGGAGTACAGCGTCCAGAACGTCGTTCAGCAATCGGGATTCGGGACATGGTTTGAGCTTGATGTCACCTATATTGATTCGACAGCGGCTGGTGCCGACACGATCGGGGCGAGCGGCGACCCGCTTGTTGTCACGTTCATGTTCACCGGCGACAAGGGGCAGACCGGGGCGACCGGGCCGACGGGCGCAGCAGGCTCAGACGGCCTCGACGGTCTGGACGGGCGGCGCGGGGCCACGGGAGTCACGGGCGCAACCGGGCCCACCGGGGCTGGTGTCACGGGCGCAACGGGGCCGACCGGGGTAACGGGGGCCACGGGAGTCACGGGGCCGACCGGGCCTACTGGCGCTAAACCAGCCGGACAGATATGGCTGTCCGGCGCCGGAATGTGGCCGTCGAATACGTCCGGTGCGACCCCGGCCTCGCTGTTCGAGACGACGACGAACCTCCAGGACTTCTACGGGCTGAGTTTCCCCGACGCGTCCACGACGTATGGGCAAGCGAACCTGATGATGCCGTCTGACTATGACGGTGGTACCGTCACCGCGACGGTCGTGTGGACTATCGGCCCGGCCGCAACCGCGACGACCGGGGCCGTCACGTGGGGCGTCCAGTGGAACCAGTACTCGAACGGCGAGAACATTGATGCGACGTGGGGTACCGCGCAGGAGGTAACCCAGAACTACCAGAGTGCGTCGACGGGGGCGATGCTGATGACGTCATCGGCGACCTCGGCGATCACGACCGGCGGCGCGACCGGCGCGGCTTCGCAACCGGCGTTCTTCCGGGTGTACCGGCGCGGTGCCGCGACCGCTGATACGCAGACGACGGTGGCTCAGCTTGTCGGCGTGATGGTCGCGTACACGAGGGCGTAGCATGGCTACGACGTTGTTCCCGACGAGCACGGTTG